GGATCTTGGACTACTTTTTTCGACATCTTGTTATTAGTTATCTGTCCTCTGAGGAAGCTTGTTCGTCCTGCCATTTCTTAAAGTCATCAACTATCGCTTTTATTTCCTTATCGTCTAACGCATAGCCACGGGCAAGCTGACGGATATCCTCTTCAGTGTTTATTTCTTTAAGCATCTCTAACTCCCTGCGGCTGACCGTAGGGAAGCGGCGCAATAGCAGCTCGTCTACTTTGCTTTTCCGCCTGCGAGCGTGTGGTACAGGGAGCCACTGATGCTCTTGCATCTCACCTACACCTACCATGCTCATCAAGTACCACTGTAAGCGTGGATGGTTTTGGAGATCAAAAAAGCCGTTGTTCACGATGTCGTTTGTGAAAAGGATATAATGCTTTGTCCACTCCGTATCCTGCATAGAGCTTGGCCAAGGACCCTTGCCATCGCCTTTTTCACGTCCCTGTCGCTTTGCCTCAGCAAAGTCAACCTGTGTGCGCCCTACTATACTAAGCCACTTCAGCAAGGGCACTGCATCGCCCTTAAAGCTTTTGTCAGGGTCTGTTTTGTCGTGTATGTCATAAAAGTCGCGGAAGTTGAGATCGAGCGCGTGCAAACCACCAAGCTTATACTTGTTGGTTACAGTTTTACCACGCACTTTCTCCTGCACTTCAAATGTGATGTCATCTTCTGTTAACTCACTCTCAAGTATCTCACCTTTTTGAGCAGCTTTATTCTTGCTATATTCTTGAACTACTCGTCTATCACCAATATTCATAAGGGCCTCACATGTTCACAGTGTACTAATATAAATATTATGCTGGTATATTTCAATTAAGGACTGAACGCATGGGTGTTAAGTTTACAGGTGGATATAAATCTCTTCAATTAACAAAAGTCAGCACACCTGATGTAAGTGCTGATCCACTTTTTAATGATGTGTTGCTCTTAGTGCAACCTGAGACCGGAGACACTTCTATTACTGATAAATCATCATATAATAGGACTATCAGCATAACAAGCGGTACGCCTTCAATTAGTACAGCCGTCCAGCGTTTCAGTCAACCATCAGTTTTTGTTGATAATGATCTAATTGAAACCCCGGATTCTCCTGAATTGGTGATGGGCACTGCTGATTTTACAATAGAATGTTGGTTTTATTTTGGCTCGTTCCCAAGTCAAAGTCCGGCTTTCTTCGGACAAGCCATTAACAGTAATAATTTTTGGAATGCTGCCTACAATGATGCACCTGGCGGACCTGGATTAGGCTTCTTTGGTCGGGAGCTAGGAACACTATTTGCAAACGTCTCAGAAGGATCTAAAAGTGCTTATTCAACTGGAAACTGGTACCACGCCGCCTGGACCCGACAGGGGACTACGCTGCGCATATTTCGTGATGGGTTATTAATAGCTTCAGGTACAGTATCTGCCTCTATTCCTGGTTTCAATGCACCATATGATATATTATCTGAAGGTGGAAGCCTAAACACAAGATTTGTTAACTCCTATTTTACTGGACTGCGTGTTACTAAAAACCACGCTCGATATACGGCGAATTTCACGCCTCCTTCTGGGCCTTTCCCTACATAAAGACATCCTGATAAATAGTTTTACACTAACAGTCAACATTGACTTATGGAGGTATGTTATGGGTCGTCCATTAAACAGCCGTTTTTTCGGCAACTTTGCAGACTCCGGTCTTCAGCTACAAGTTGAAGCTTGGGTACCAGGTGCAGGCAGCTCAACAACTAACGCTTATGTTGTACGCCAGCGCACCAACCTTGTATACGAGGTAACAGACGGATCGAACACAGGTGAGTGCACACTACAACCTGATGCTATTACCGCAGAAGGTCAGATGCGCGTTTCAGTTAGCCCATTTGGTGGAGGCACTGAATATGTTCGTATCCTAAACGCACACGACGTAAAGACTTGGGCAGGAAACACTTATCAGTGGACGCCTGCAGATGAAGCAGCCGCTGAATCCGGCGAAGCTGACGTCAACCTATCTTAATGAAGGAAGCCGGGTTTAATACCCGGCTCCTTCCTCTTCCTCATCATATAAATCCACAGAATCCGGAATGTGAAGCACGGTGCGTGCAATACCTGCCATTTCGTCTTTGGGAATACGCTTAACGTCCCACTTGGTAATGTTGGCATAGGGAAAACGGCTCTGCCACTGGTTCAGAGCGTGCCCCTGTGCCTCTTCCCTGCTCCTAGCACACAGATGAGTATTGTAGACGATAGTCTCCCGGAAGCCAGAACCTACCATAGTGATGATGTAGAAGTCCATTATGTTTCCTTACCTTCGCAGATTAGGGGCTTCACTTCAAGGTAGCGAAGCTTCTCAAAATACCCCGTCCAAGGCGCGCGATACGTGACAGAGTTGCCACCAATGTTGATCGTCACAGGACCATCTTGGTTCACAGCGCCTTGCAGCTTACCGTGCGCAGCCCAAGCTTCATCTTCGTCGTCAAACACGCCGATAATATCAAAGCCAGCGCCTTCATCAGTACCAAATGAGCATCCAGTGTCGTACACGGCATACAGCATGAAGGCGATGTCGCCTACTTCAGGTTCGAAGGTGATGGGCGTAACATTGTATTTCCAACGATCTACGCCAGCATCGTTGTTTTGGCTGACGATGAAGCCGTCACCAACAAACCATTCAGTGTAGGTATCATCCTGATCCCAAGGATCAGTGGTAGAGGCTCTTTCAGTTACTTCTCTATGGCTGTCAAGCTGAATGTGCGCGTACATGACAGTCCCTTAAAGGTCGCTGGGGTAGATCCACTCGCGGTTGTCACGGTTCTCACGCCAGTAACTGTTCATCCGCAGGCCGATAGCATCCAGGTTGCTGCGGACTTCACGCACACCGCCGGTAACGAACAGCACAGTGATAGCGACGGGGATCCAAATATAGGTCAGCGGGTGCCACCAGTTGACCAGGATCTTGGTGCCGCTGCCGTCGCGCCACATGCGAACAGTGCGGCTCTTCACCATGAAGCGGCCGATTGGAGTGATGTTGCGGATAACACGAGCACGCTGATCCTCAAGAATCTTGCGGATCTTCGGATCGTCGGCGGTGTTCAGGTTCGGGTAGCTCATCGTGCGCTCCTTACTGACCAATCACCATGCCCAGGCCGCTAGCGGCCACGATCAGGATAACACCAGCAAAAAACTCGACCTTCTCCGTGTACCACTTACCCATCTTACGCTCCTTGGTGCGCGCGTTGCTCATATTTGTAGTATACATGCTTATAGTGATACGTCAAGCCAAATCTTTACTAAACTCACGTCATATGCGCTGAAAGATCAGTTAATGTATTGCCAGCGTGTACGCTCAGGACCGTCCTCCAAAGCTACGCCCCGGCCCCTCAAGTCGTCGCGAATCCGGTCGGCTGTAACGAAGTCACGTGAGGCACGGGCGCTGGAACGCGCCGCGATCAGGCGCTCGATTTCCTCGGCCGTGGCCGACCCGCTATCCGCGCGGAACCAGCTGGCGGGATCATCAACCGGCAGACCCAGGAGACGCGCGCCCGCGCGGAGTTGACCAGCCGCTCTCGCCCGATGAGTTCCTGTGCGCAGGAAGACCCGGCGGACGCGTTCGTGCAGGTCGGCGAGCGCCGACGGCGTGTTGAGGTCGTCCGCTAGCGCGGCCATGAATCCGTCGGTCGGAGCGGTGTCAGCAATCTCCGGGGCGGCGTCGAGTGCGCGGTAGATCCGGTCCAATGTCGCCTTGGCCTCGGCCAGCTTGTCGGCCGACAAGTCAAGGGGCTGGCGGTAGTGGCTTGACAGCAGGGCCAGACGGATGGTCTGACCTGCGTGGCCCTGCTCGAGCAGGTCGCGCACGGTCGTGAAGTTGCCGGCAGACTTTGCCATCTTGGCGCCGTCGACGAGAACGTGGCCGTTGTGCAGCCAGACTTGCGCGAAGCGGTCGCCGCAGCAGGTCGACTGGGCGATCTCGTTCTCGTGGTGCGGAAAGATCAGGTCCTGGCCGCCGGCGTGGATGTCGAAGGCCGCGCCCAGGTAGCGTCGGGCCATAGCCGAGCACTCAATATGCCAGCCCGGTCGGCCGCGGCCCCAGGGGCTGTCCCAACCGGGTTCCTCGGTGCTGGCTGGCTTCCAAAGTACAAAGTCGGCAGGGTCTTTCTTGTAGGGCGCCACTTCGACCCGTGCCCCAGCCTCCAATGACGCCCGGTCACGCCCGGAGAGCGCACCGAAGTTGGGGTTCTTTGCGACTTCGAACAGAACGTGACCCTGAGCCATGTAAGCGTGGCCCGAGCCGAGCAACTGCTCAATCATCGCGATCATATCAGCAATGTGCCCAGTAGCGGTCGGCTCGGCAGTGGGCGAGAGCGCGCCTAGCGCCGCCATGTCTTCGTGGAAGGCGCGGAGCATGCGCTGGGTCAGCTGATCGATCGGCTCGCCGCTCTCCCCGGCGGCACGGATGATCTTGTCGTCAACGTCTGTAACGTTGCGCACGTAGGTGACGTGATCGGAACCGTAGACGTGGCGCAGTAGCCGGAACAGTGTGTCAAACACCACCACGGGGCGGGCGTTGCCGACGTGCGCGCGGTCGTAGACCGTTGGCCCGCAGACGTACATCCGCACGTTCGCGGGGTCAATCGGCGCGAAGGTCTCCAGGCCTCCGGCGAGGGTGTTATATAGACGGATTTTGGTCATATATGATCCTCAAAAGATGGGCTTGAAGCCACGCTGGGCGATGTGTTCACACTCAGAGAGCAGCTGACGCTTGGTTTTTTTGAGCTTGCCTTCACGCCACTGACGAGTCGAAACGAGCTGCGGGCGGTACGGAACGAGGATCTCGACTATCTCGGCTTTCTTGAGCTTGATAAGGTCTTTACCGAAGTGTTGCTCAATCGTTGCCACGTGCGCCTCCTGTGTCCCTGCATTTTGAGTATAGAGCCTTAGCACAGGCCGTCAACACTTAATCGGTCTTTTGTGTACTCCGGAGCATGTCTTGGTAAGCTGCGAAAAGATCGTCCTCTTCAACGCGCAAGACGTAGATATCCTCTACTTTAAAGCCGGGATACATCTCCCTCGACTTATCAAAAGCATGCCCTTTTACCGTTGCTTCGTCATCTGCAATCTTGTAGCCAACGGTTCCGGTATTTGAGATAGCTCCACGATCGTACCGGATCATACTTACTGTGTAAACGTAAAACGCCATTAGACCGCTCCTAGAACTTTGCCCCAGCGACGGACGGAGTGCCACTCCTCCTTGGGGACTTCATTGACGACAGCGTTGATGATGGGCTCCAGCTCAGCCTTGATGTAGGCGTTACGACGCTGGAAAGAGTGGGTCTGCGGGTAGTGGTCGCACACGGAGTTGGGGATGCCAAAGTCTGCGGTGCAGGGCATGCACTGATGCTGCGGGTTGGGGCTAACGGTGAACGCAACCATGCGCCACACGTAAGCCGCGATGCCGTCCTTGGGCTTGCTGGAGCGTAGCTTGCCGCCGCGACCAACGATCTGGCGCGCAATCTCACGCTGCTCATCAGTGAGGTTGGCGCGCTCAACTGCGTCCTTAACCTGGGGCATAGGCTTCAGTGCGTTCATTTCGATCTCCTTACTCGGTGTAGTTTTCCGGAGTGAACCACCGACGGCCGAGACGGCGCACGTTGGTGGAACGGCTCTTCAGGCGCCCCTGACGCTCCAGCTTCTCTAGCGCCGGGCGGATGTTCTTGCCGTTCAGCGCAGTGATGTCCCGGCTGGTCATGCCACGCTTGCCTTCGACCTCGATCATCTCAACGAGGCCGTCGGCCTGCTCTTCGGTAACACGGTAGGGGTCGGTAATCATCCTGCGATCTCCTGTGTTAGCTTGTATTCATACAATAACACAGACAGCTCGGCCGTCAAGCGAAGATTACAGCTCGCCTGCGAAGCCCTCCTCCCAAGCGATGAGAGCACCGAAGAGGTGGTCTCGCTCGCTGTCGCTCGTCGCCTTGTCCATCATCGTGCCGAACGGGTTGGTGGGTTTAGGGCCGCCTTCCTTCAGCCAGCGTTGCGCTTCCTCTATGCCATCAAGGTGAGCGGCTGCCAGTTCACACATCTCTGTCTCCTTAGCCCGTAAACGGGCCTGTGTAGGGGTGCGCGTCACGCACGGCCTCTTGTGCCTCGCGCACCGTAGGGGCGACGGTGACCCTGTTGTCCTGCCCGGGGTCAAAGCTCCAGCCCTGCTTCAGCTCGATGTAGTAGCCGTCTGGGCCGTCCGCCTCCGCTACCGCCACACGGCGGTTGCGTTTCAGCTTGGCGAGTGTCTTAGACATGGTCGGGTTGGTCCTTACTTGAACACGGCCAGGGAGAAGCGGGCGGTGTCCAGGTCCGCGCCAAACTGCACCAGGCGGTCCTGCAGGTAGCCCCGGGTGATCGAGCCCAGCTGGAACGCGTCCCGGGTGCTACGCACGTTGGCGACCACGGTCCAGGTGCCCATCCGAGCACCGGACTGATCGTGGACCAGATCGGCGCCCTTGCCGTCCTGGAACTGGGAGAGGTAGCCGTGGCTCTTGACGGCCTTGAACTTCATCTTCTGACCGTCCTGCTTCGCGAAGATCACGAAGGTCGTGCCCGCGTCGAGCATCACGGTGTCGTCCATGAACTCGTTTTCGTGGATGCGGTCAAACTTCATACCACGCCCACGGGAAACGGGGAGGATAGCAGTTTCGGTCATTGTCGATCTCCGTTGTGTTGCGCTATGTTCTTACAATAGCACAGGGTGCGGGTTTGTCAAGCCAAAAGTATGGCTATCTAAGACTTATCCCGTTATCCCCTTATCCATAGCACAAAGAACACGCTTGGCGGCCTTTGCGGCAGTGCGCCGACCAAATTCGTTGTCGGTGTTACGTTCGATGATCGCATCCAGCTCCCGCTTTGACAGCGTGAACATCTTGTGCTCGCTAATCGCTCGCTGGATGTCTGCCTCGGTAGTCGGACGATAGTCCGAGTCGTCCTTGGGATTACCGTAAGAACCGTGAGTGTGAATCGTGAGCGGCATGTCGATCCCATCGCGTTGTGTTGCGCTATGTTCTTACAATAGCACAGGCGTATGAAACGTCAAGCGAAAAGGAAGACGGCTTACGCCGCCTTCCGCAGGTTACGCTGATCGGTGAGGTACTGATCACGGCCAGCCAAGGTCTCCGGGTAGCCGTTATCACGCAGGATGCGCTTGACGGTGGTGCTCACGTAGCCCTTGGTCTCCAGCGCGCCGACCGGGGTGTAGCCCTTGTCCAGCATGCCGAAGTACTCGTCGGTGGTGAAGTTGGAGCACAGGAAGTTGATGAAGTGCGCGCGGTCACGCTTCGCAACCTTGAAGCGGGCGACGAACCGGCCCTCGTACTGGACGTAGATGCTGCCTTGGAAGCGGTTCTTGACGAAGTTGGCCATTTTACGATCTCCGTTGCGTTGTGTTGCGCTATGTTCTTACAATAGCACAGACGCAGGGGATGTCAAGCGTTCTTTTTACTGTTATACTGCCCTTGGATCACACGGTTGCCCTGCCTGTCCGTCACAATCCAATAGGATGTGTCTGCTACCGTAAACTCAAGGACACTTGCGACCGTTTCCAAACCCACTTCATCCTTAGTCACTGGACGGCTTACGAAGTCAATCAGGGGGCGTGCGCCAAAAAGTTCACGTAGGATGCGCTTTACTTTGTTTTGCTCGTACCAGGCATTGTGCCTTTTGACGATCTGATTGCGGAGTTCTTCCACACGCTCTGGTTTGACGTAAAACACGGTCATTTCAATCTCCTGTTTTAGTCGAGGTAGAAACCAATCTGATCGTCCCACATTAGATCCTTACAAACCCCATCAATGTACATGGGCACTACATAACCAGTGACCTGATCTGATCCAAAATCATAAAGATCAGACACTGGGCGGAGATCTACGTGATGGCCTTGCTTCTTATATTGATCCGCAATAGCGCGAGCTTTTTCTTCGTATTGTTCTTGCGTGGGTTCCATAACAATCTCCTGTGTTACCCATTATACAGTAGCACGGGAGCGCGGCTTGTCAAGTTAGTCAGCCATCAACCATATCAACACGCCAAGAAGGAAGACGAGAATGTTACCTTGAATAAGGCCAAAAACCATAATAAAAACGCCGAGTATGTCCATTACACTACCTTGCTCATATCCAGCACTTCTGGGATCTTGTTCGTTTCTTTCACGAAAAAAGCACACATAGGATGCTCTTTATCTTCCAATGGAACGCTCAAGATATGTCCAAATTTTAGTTTAGGGAAGTACCACTTGATATCCGGATAAACGTTGACAATTTCCAGTGGCATATATTGTGGCATGAAACTATCAACTGGATTAAAAACAAAAGCTTGGAAACCTCGGTCATTTAGTGCGGTCAAACTTATAACCTCCAAATCACCATGGTGAGGCTCACCAATTAGCACGCTCCAATCCAGGGGCATCTGGATATAATGTGGTCCTATTTTAAGCTCGGCTGCTGGTGCAGAAAAGCTCTCTAAAAATACAAGCGGCATAAAATAATAGTCAACTTCATCCTGATTGCTATAGTCCAAAACACAATAACGGACGTCGTCTACCTCATCAGGTATCTCGTTCATGGAAAAGGTTGTGTTCTCAGTTGTTAAAATTCTCATTGTTCCCCTAATTTAAAACCATTGTACTTTATTAATAGAATAAGGATAGTTCTGCTCTTTGTAATATTTCTTTCTTTCAGTTAAGTGCTTCTTTGAATATTTTGTAGTAGCACAAACGTCCCAGATTTGAACAAAGTCTTTGTCTTTTGCTTTTCTTATTCCACGCCCAATACTCTGAATAACACGCACGAAACTTTTTCCTGGTTCTATTAGGAATAGATTGAAAATACGCGGAATGTTAATACCAACCGCTGCTACACCATATGTAGCGATAATAACCTTGCCCTCACTTTCATGTACTTCATCATAGTGTTCTTTTCTCTCCGAAAGTTTGGTTGCACCACGTATGAATACCGCATCCGGAATCATTTCATGTAATATTTCGCCTGTTTGAATTCTATTCACCAGTATGAGTGTGTTACCGGACTTTGCAGCTTCTTTAGCCGTTTCTGCAATAAAAGCAATTCTGTCCTTGTTAGTGAGTAAGTATTCTTGTTCTTCCTGGAAGTCACTGAATTCAGCAACTTCCTTCATCTGCATCACGTTAACTTCACAGTTACTAAGTACACCTTTTTCCTGTAGTTCGCTGGCTTGGAGCCTGTTCACTACGGGGCCAATGGAACTGATCAAGCTATAGCTAATAAAGTCTTCCTTGGGTACTGTGCCAGTTAGGCCGAAGCGCAGTGGGCAGTGAGAGAAGGCGCCCGTTAACAGCTTCTTCAGTACGTCAGCTTTGGCGGAGTGCGCTTCGTCAACCATCACGCATGAGACGCCTTCCAAAAACTCACCAATCAAATCCTCGTCATAGTCTTTGCTCTTCTTGTCCATTATGTTGAGGCTCTGCCAAGTGCAGATAACGTGTTGATGACCAACCTCCTTGCGTTCGCCATAAAACACGCCTACGTCCAAACCAATGTTCTTGTAGTCTGCTTCTGTTTGCCCAACCAAGCTTTTGTTAGGGACAATAACCACTGTGCGGCCATATGGTTCAATAATCTTACTGAGCGTCGCTGTGATGATAGTCTTACCAGCGCCAGTCGCAATCTCTTGTATACACTGTTTATTTTCAAGGAAGCTGTTTATGATCTCTACCTGATAATCACGTAAGTAGATTGGCTCACCTTCGTGTACATGACCCTTGGGCCAAACAGTGTCTGCTAAGTAGTCAGTTGTTACATCAGGGAAATCAAACTCAACCTCAGGCCGACGGTCATCAATCTCAACTTCATAGCCTGCGTCAATAACAATAGGTAGGACTTTATCAAGCAAGTTGATTTGAGTAGCGCCGCCCATTGTGCAGAATGAAACGGTTCCGTCCCAGCGCCCTAACTTGTAACTTGGCATGTGGAAGGCCCAAGGAATAAAGAATTTAAGTTCCTTGACCATCTTTCTTCTTGTTTTAGCATCCAAACCAGTGAAGCGGGCGTTTACTTCATCTTGTATTATTAGTGTTGTTTTGCTCATTATTACCCAAATGCAAATAAAATACCTCCAATAACTTAATAGCTATTGGAGGCACAGTCAATAAAACTGTCTTTTATTTACATTGAATATAATGAAATATCAGGTAATTTCGTCTTCTATATCCCCTAACCAACGCAGTTTGAATAGAGTTGCGTCTTTCTTGTTTGAGAATACAAATTCACCCTGCCAACGGAACACAGTGTCTTGACAATTATCCTGTGTCCAATTCCAGATCTGAAACACTTCTTGAGTAATTTCTCCATCTTCATCAAAATTACCAAGATCGTATTCGATATATGCTTGTGCGGATACTGGCTCCTTACGCTCCATTAAATGTGCGAAGTCTTCATCGTCAGGCCAAAGGCGCACAAGCTTCCAATCTTCCCAAGAGAATAGCTCACCTTGCACTTTGTCCCACCATTCGCTAAACGCTGTAGCGTCAGCCTGCTTTTCAAAACCATACATAACAATAGAGTCGTCTTCGTCCACTTCAAAAACACCTGTGCTTTTGAATGTATAAACTTTACCTGAGGCTTCATTCTCTATCCAACGCCAGAGATGAACGAACAGAATAGTTTCTGTATTGTCTCCACCCACAGTTTCTGGGTCAAGGTTTACTGGCACTAGGTGCAAATTAGATTGACCTGCATTTTGAAGTGCAGAATAATTGAGTAGCTTACTCATTTGTGCCACCTAAGAACATTTTGTATGTGGTTGCGTCCCGTGCGTCCTCAAACCAAAATTCACCATCTGTATGCCAAACTCTGCCTTTAACGTTTGTTCGCATCCAGCGCCAATGCCTATAGGTCATTTCATCCATATGTCCATCTTCAAAAAGACGCACGGGGGTTTCAATAGCATGCACAGAGCCAGCATAGCCCAATTCATGTAGTGTTTTCCAGTGCGTAATTGGATGCCAAGGGTATACACGATCGTAGATGTTTTGCTGATTATATCTTTTCGCAGCCTCTAATTGCCAAATATCAAATACTTGTGCATCTTTTTCGTTGTCAAATACCCACAGCGACACCATACCAGTGTGGTGCTCTTCCGAAGCCACATCCAAAAATTTGATTTGAATATTCTCTTTCCGTGCAAATTCATCTACCCATAATAACCATACTTGCCCTACTGGTTCACAATCCGTTGTTGTCATTTTTCCAAGATTGGGTACAAACGTTAGATTAACGACCCCTGCATCCAAAGGTGGCGTATAGGAAACTATGGACAGGATAGCAGGATCTATAGTTATGTGCGGAAAATTATGTTCTGAGGTCATTTTAGCTCAATTTTTCCCAATTGTTGGAGTAGGTTATGATGTGTAATCACGCTCCAGTAACACAGACAGCAGACTGTCTTCCCAAGTACCTTTAAGGTGGGTAAAAATAAGAGGTAAGCCTACTTTTTCAGCAGCTGAACGAATGTTTTCAAATTGCATATAATTGGTCGGGTATTCCAACCAGTAGGCTTGATCTGCTAGTTTAAGCACATCTTCCTGTTCCGCAAAGTCAAAGTTTATGATAAGTGTGTGTGCAGTACCGGCCCGGCCGAACTTTTGTTCTTTAAATGTCCTACTATCTCTAAAGTTAGCAAGCGTAGCCTGGACGCGAGTATCTGTTTCTGCCAAGGAGCCATCAAGGATTTGGTGCACACCCAAGGCATTACGAGCCTCCTGAATTACAGGTCGTGAATTCGCAATTACCAGCGTGCGCTTGTTACCCATCACAATAGGATGTACTAAAGGCTGAATTTTGTCCTTCACCCAGTTGCCACGGCGTAAATTGTGATATGCTTCAATTACGTCGTCTACTGGAGCCCCTGTCGGTAGCTTATTATTCAATACCCAATCATTAAGCGCATCATACATCGTGCAACCGCAAATGCGCTCAAAATCCTCAATAGCCTTACGTTGCTTCCAAGCGCTCTGCTCAGGGCCTTTCATGTGCGCCCTATTATTGCGGACTTCCCGAGCACGCTCCTCATCAATTTCTCCATAAGGAACATTGCAGGGCACTTCCATATACTTTTCACGCCAAATACGATGCGTATAACCCTTCTCTGGAATAAGGTCTGTGTTCATGCCTGCAACACGCAGCCAGTCACTATATCCATACTCTGGCACTTTCCGGTCTTTGAATTTGGTTGTGAACACGGTATACGAGCGCATGTTACGCAGGAGACGATCGCCTGAAAGGAATTCAATAGCGTCATCCATTACGCCATTACATTGATTCCAATTGACCTGGGATACAGTTTCCTCAGGTGTCTTACCCTTAACCAAGCGGGGGCTAATTTGGCAGAAGAGAGTGGCATGGGGCCATTCCGCCGCTATGGCTGATAGCGGGAGTTTGTCTGCGTGATCACCTGCTGATGAAGGGAAGTGTGCTACCCAGTCAGGATCGAAATTCAGCAAGTCTTCACTGTCTTCAGTGGTAGTTGACGCAATCACAATGTGGGCATCCTGCGGCCAGGCTGCCTTCTTATTAGTATAAGCTGCAACCGAATAGTCAGATCCAAGAAAGTGTTTGGTCTGTTCAACAAGGCTACTGATATTAGCAGGTGATGTGATGACCAGCACGCGACTAAAGGCATTAAGTGCAATGTAGTTAATAGCCGTTGCGCGCAGAACGCTCTCCTGGCTGGCGAGGATCAGCGTTTTCGCCTGCCGGTCCTGAAGGTACTGAAGGACCCGCTCCTGAGCGTTGGTAACTGTGACAGGGAGGTCACCAATCTGTTCAGCTGTGAGTAGGTCCTCTTCTGCCAACGTGCGGATTGAAGGTGGCACAGAAGAACCATTGATGTCACCGTACTCTACAACGCGGCGGGCCATTGCTGGCGTGCGAGGTAGGCTTACAGTATCATACATTCTTAATCTGCTCCTCTAGTGCGATGCTTTCCCAAAAGGCCGCTGCAACGTTGTCATTGTAAAAACGCAACTGGATAGCGTCTTCAGTGTCAGTAACACGGTTCAGTAGGCCTTCAGCGTTCTTACAATCAGTTAAGAATTGCGCAACTTCATCATCAAAGCCGAAGTTAAAGTGATTAATGATGCTCATTACGTCATCAATGTTGTGCTGATTAACTTCAACTATCCACAGTTTTGATGGGCGATGCCAATGGGCCGCCTTCTCATCTGTTGCACCAGCTCGTAGGGCCTTGATACGGTCGCGAAAATTTGGGTTCATTTTGGTGCGGAAGGCGAGCTTTCTACCACCAAGATAACGCACCTCGCGTGGAATGTTCTGGCTTTGATATAGCTCTTGTCTGTATTTAGGATTTTCTAGCACAAAAGCAATGGCCTCACGCTCATGCTTTGTGTGTTTCGCTAGGTAATCAACGTGCTTTTTGAGGATCTTACAAGCAAGCTCTGCTTGCTTTACGCTGAGCCTATTACCCTGACGCGTGCGCCAAGCTACGTCCTCAACGAATTTTTCGTCATAGGGTGTTAGAGGCGTTTTGTGATCAAACCGTAGACACGCCTGCTCTTCAAGATCTTCTAGTAGGTCCTCAATTTTTGGATCTGCCATATCCTCACCTTTAGTTACAGGACAAACATAGCGTGATGCGCATGCACTGTCAACTCTTACTTTGTACGGGGAGGATTGTAGTACAGCTCAGCGTCCTCAAGCCCTGCGGCACGCAGGCGGGTAATATTGTTAAGTTGGAATTGTTTTGCGTTAAGTGCTGACTGAATGGCTTGATATTGGTTACGCAATAGTGCGAAACGATTCACAAGCAGGTTCATGTCAACTACTTCTTCCTCACCTTCAGCAAACTTCTCAGCGTCCCGACTAGAGAGTTGTCTATTGTAGTGTTCCAAGTATTTACGGAAGTGTTTGTTTTTGAGCTTATTGTATTTGATGTTGAGGTATTCAAGAATATGTTCAATTTCCTGATACTGACGGAATCGATGCTCAACTATACCTGGCAGTCTACCAGATACACGTTCTATGTTGCCCTGAATTTTTACTTCTTCGCGGGCTTCCTGTAATTCTTTTTCAAAATACTCTATACAGTCAAGAAGAGGCTGCCAGTCATCCTGAGCAGCCCCTTCCGTTACACTAACATACCATTCGGACATTACAGTTCGTCTTCTTCGTCTGTTGCATCTTCCTCAATATCATATAGTGCATGGACAGCAGAGTCAAGATACCTATCCTCACCAATCAAATCTTCTTCGGAAAAAGACACATAATCTTCAAGTGATTTAAGTAGTCGGATAGCAAAATCTTCACGTTGTTTTTGGGGAATCAATTCTTTGACGCTTTCATAAACATCAAGAACTAGCTGACTCTCCGTATTCATCATTCCGGGTATCTCCTTCCTGGTCATTTTCTTGCTCTTCAGTTTCCTCGGCGTGATAAGCATCAGCCATTTGTTGCTTCAACTTAGCAGGCCATTCTTCCATCATCTTGTCTAACAATGCATGGGGAATATCCTTTCGGAAGTATTTCTCCGAATTACCATCTAAGTCAGTGTATTTAAGCTTATTGCCCTCTTTTTCTAACTGTCCTTGTTTTTCAAAGAAATCTACAAGACCAGAATAAGGATCAATACCTTTTTCCCACGGAATCTTTATCTCTACGCTTTCAAAAGGCTTGTTATATCTACTCTTCATCACCTTAACAAGAGCGCGGATACCTGTAACGTCCGTAATCTTCTGACCAGCTTCATTCTCCTTCAGCTTTGCCTTGCGCATCGCAACGACGATGGAAGAAGCGTAAATGAAAGCTTGACCGCCGGAAATCTTATCTTCTGGATCAAACATATCCTGGCTTGCGTAAGAGTGGTTGGTTGCGACCAGGCCTACGTCCCACTCCGCAAACTGGACAACACAGTTACGGACAAGTGCGTTTAGTGCCTTGGGCTTACGACCCATATCGCCCTTCATATCACCTTTCTCAAACTGATCCATATCAGTTTTGGTGATAAGCATGCCCAGGGAGTCAACAACAAACAAGACCTTCAGTCTGTCTTCTGGGTCAACGTCTTTGTATTGCGCTTTGTAGTCATCCATAAATTGGTGGATTGTCTGTGCTACAGCGTCAATTTGTGCGACCTGAATACGTAGGAATTTTTCTGCACTAATGTCAACACCAGCTTTTGTTAGCCATTCCTGTGTCAAACCGTTTTCCGAGTCAAGCGCAACAACAAAGATGCCTTGATCCTGTGCATTCTTCATAATGTTAGCAGCTACCAAACTCTTACCTGCACCACTCTGACCTGCAAGCATGGTTACCTGCCCGAGAGGGACCCCGCGGTTAAACTTACCACTGACCAAATAGTTTAAACAATAGTTACCTGTATCAATCCAAGTGCTGGGATCGTGGAACCCAACAGCTACGCCATCTATACTTTTAGTCAAGCTCTTACGAAACTTGCTGAAATCAACTGCCTTTACCATAGTTGCTCCATATTCAAATTTATTAAGGAAGGGAGGGGCGACTATTACTAGCCGCCCCCGGAGAACTGCTTATCCGCTGTTCTTCTTGCTACGCTCTTGGATCATACGTAGCACTTCTTTTGGATCCGGCTTGTCGGACTTTGGCTTAGCTGGGGCTTCCTCAGCTTCGCCTTCATCACCATCACCATTGTCGTCAGTCTGCTTTACGCGACTGCGGAGGCTGCTAAGCGCGTCGTTAACATCGGACTTGCTTTCAGACTTTGAGGACTTTGCCTTAGGGGAAGGGGCCGGCTCGTCATCATCGTCATCATTGCTTGTGTCCTGTTGCTTTGGCTTTGGTGCAGCCTTAGCTTCCGTAGCCTTAGGCTTTGGAGAACTGGAATTGGAGCTACCCTGTGGGGCCTGCATTCCGAATGGGCGGAAATACTCACCCCATAGCTCAGGATCATATAGCTCTTCTTCAACTGAAGCTTTGAACATCTGTTTGATGACCTCAATGCCATCTTCGTCAGGTTCATTTGGAAGGAAGTCTTTCAGCTCATACAAACCATACTTGTTAACAGCTTCTAGCTCCTCTTCACTTAGAGGACGAGCACGAGTACTCCAGCTAGAGCTTGAATAGTTTGCATATTCACCCTTACGTGTCTTCTTTAGCTTGAAGTCACGGCCAGCAGTGTAATCAGTTGGAAGTTCTTCCATATCAGCATCCATCAAACTTTCCTTGATGATGTCAAAGATGCTTGGGTTGATTACAAAGCGGCGGATTGGATTTTCGGGCTTGCTTTCTTCGCCCATGGGATCATTCACAACAAACCCTTGGAAAAGATAAGAACGCTTCTTCCAATACTTGCGTGCTAGTGGATCAAGGTCTGGATCCTTAAACCAAGGACGAATTTCTTGTAGGATTGGGCAGCTCTTGCCATACATTTCCATACACGGAACCTGTACTACAGTTGCCTTGTCCTCGTCTTGACCTTTGATACCTGGGAAGGGGAGACGGATAACTAGACGCTCGCGCCAGAAAAATGTGTTGCTATCGTCGCCGTCGGGAAGGAAGCGGATCGTTGCAGTTGATCCATCAGGAATGTTCCAAAAGGGATAAATTTGATTATCGCCACTGGAGCCACTAGAGCCACGCTCTTTCTTTTCCTGTTGTTGAAGTAGTTTGTTGCGGATTTCTTCTAATGATGCCATAGTATTTGCCTTTCTATTTTTGCCTATGTAATTGCCTATGTAAATGCCTAAGTACAAGCATCAACTTGTACTAGTTTATTTATCATCTAGGAAATAGTCAAAATAGAAATTAATGGCGTAGAATAGAAAATTATTTCATCCCAGCTTTCTACTTGTCATTTTCATCACCGTGCTTTACGAAATCTTCCTTGCTGTAAGGAAATAGCGGCTGCATGCCATCGTCATTGTCGCCCTTTTTGTCCTGTTCTGGATCACCGTAGTAAAGGCGCTTTTGGACAGTGTTACCGTCTTCATCCTGCATAAACGTGTCGTCTATGCTCCCAGCATCAGGGATGTCATATTCATCACCTTCACGGAAGTAGTGGTGAGGACCAACGTCGTGGCTACCAACAGGACTCATTGTGCCTTCTTCGCTACCCATGCCATAGTCTCCTTGACGGATCTCGTGATCGTCAGGGTGGTGGATTTCAGCGTAGAAGTCGTCAAACATATCGCCGGTTGGTATGCGGTCGTCATGGCTATGTGTCTCGTCTTCTTCCTCACCAGCATCTAAGTCTAGGTAGTCGTCATCTGCAAATTCATTCAGACTTTTTTTTGGTGACGTTTGGTAGCCGTTCATCTTATTCCACATCTCGAGGATTGGATCAGCTTTTTGTTGGTGCTCTATTTGATAGCTACCTAAAGCCATTTTTAATGACTCTACATCTACCTTATATTCTCTAGCGGCTTGTTTGATTGCCTTCATGATATGCACACCCTTTTTCCGTGCATATTCTTTCGCAGCGTCAGCAGCCGCACGCACC